ACTTCCTCATCATCAGGTGCATCTACTTCAGCAGTAGGTGCTTCAACTTCCGCTGTATCCTCAACGGAACTAGGTGTGCCATCTGCTTCCGCAGCAGGCTCCTCAACTTCTGGTTCTAGGTAGGGGTTAGGCCCACCAAACATATCAGCAGTAACTGCTGGTGTGACAGTATTGATATTCTCTTGTGACTTAGCATAAAGGATCTCTTTGATCTTATCATGCACATCAGACTGAGCGTTATCAGCTGCTATCATGTCAATTAAATCATTATCCATAAGGGTTAATATAGAATTGGATTACTTAATATTTATATTTCTCCACCTTTGGGCATTTCTGGCGCCTCTGTGGCACTACCATCAATCTCCCCTTCGACTGGAGCTCCCATAGCCATAGGGTCAGGATTCATTGCCCCGCCTGGAAGTTGCTCTGGATGCACACCCATTTCTAGTTGTTGTACTTCCATAGGATCAGCGACTTTACCGTCTTTGATTTCTTGTTCCATTTGTTTGTCGATATCAATTATCTCCTCATCCTTCTGTTTCAGAACATGTCTACGAACATACTCAAGTGAGAAATATTTGCCAATATAAGGATCAATAGCAGCAACTACTCCCAATCTTTCGTTGATGAGTTCTGTTTCCTTGAGTTCTGCAAAATGATTATCGTATACAAAATCATACTGTATATGATCTGATAAAACTTCCCAATCATCTGGAGTAACAATATTTTTAAGAATCAACTGTGTCTTCAACATATCGTTGAATAAGGCAGAGAATCTCTTTCTCATTCTACCAACAAACTTGGTAAATTTTATTTCATCTCTTAGTATCTCAGATGATCTACCTAAGTTAAATCCATCACCTGATCCAGCAATACGAGATTCTGGAACTCCTAATGAACGGTAAAGTTTCTTTTGGAAGTACTCGATGTCGCTAAGCTCTCCAAGATTTTGTCCACCTGGCAACGTAGTGATTTCAGTACCTCTTCCACCTTCACGTCGGGGGAGCCAGAAATCTTCGAGCATGGACATGTGTTTTCTGTCATCTCTAATTTCTCCTGTTGATGCGTCATAAACTAATTTGTTTCTGTAACGGTTCATCACCTCTTTGAGGTATTGTTCCGCTTTGATCTTCGGTAAGTTACCGACATCAATATAGAATATTCTTCTTTCTGGAGCACGAGAAAGTCTGTATATAACAAGAGCATCCTCAATCATTCTTAGTTGATTAAGTGCCTTGATTGACTTATGCAAGTAAGAAAGAATAGTTTGTTTGTTCCTGTCAACTAAACCTGAGTGACAGAATGTGATGGCATCTGGTGCAATCTTTACTGGTCTCTGTTTAGTAGAGAAAGGAGTTTGACCAATAGCACCTAGAGCATTTTTACTCTGAGTTGCACTAGGATCATACTGATAATACTCTTCTATCTCAGGAGTTTCTACATTGGATGGATTATTTGCATTGACTTGTCTGATTGCTCCATTTAGAGTAGGGTCAGTCTTTAATTTTCTTACCAACTTAATTTTAAGTGGATCAATATATCTAACTTCCTTAAGTCCTTCTTCTGGTTTCTTGATATCAATTACCTTATGATAATAGATTCTACCATCAATATACCAGTTTCTTAATATCTCATGACACTTAGTATCAAAGTTCATGACTTCCTTTACTGCCTTGAACTCTTCTCTAATTAATTCTTTAAGCTTCGCAGATGCTGGAAGATTCTCCAAATCGATTTCGACAGGAGAATCATTCTGATCCGAAACTATTGCTTCGTTTATTATATCTTCAATGGCAGAATCCACTTCTGGATGTAATGCCATCTCTCTATATCTTTTTATTAACTCAAACTCAGACTTAAATACACCATCAATATCTACATACTGGCCGTAAAATCCACTCGAAACATAATAGTCCGAGGAATCTTCTTTATTCTGAGGAACAGGAGAGACGACGTTCTTTGACTGATCATCGTCTTTCTCTATTTTAAAACCAAATAATTTAGCCATTAACTCACTACTACTGGGCTGTCCCAGTTATTTATCTTATATTATAACACAAGTTCTAGATTATGTCTAGTTGTTGGCATTATTGCCAGTTAAGAAGGAAGATGTATCCTTACCTCTGTAAGCATCCCACCACTGGACTTGTAGATCTACTGTAAATTCTTCTACTGAATCTGATTGATCGTACGAAAGTTCTATAGCACTTACGTTCGTTGGGAATATTCCGTGGAACTTGTAAGTTTTTAGAACTTCAACTTCGGCTGTAGAAGCCTTTGCTTTACCAAGTTTACCAACACTATCACCAATATATTCTTGAGGTGTTTTGAAATTAGGTTGTTGACCAACTGCATCTCTACCTAATTGATAGACATATGCATTTGTCTGGTAATCTATAGGAGTAACTTCTCCAGTAGCATTGTCTACACGGTTGATTCTATTCATCCATGCTTCAAATGCGTTTCTAAGTCTGAACGTAGTGTCGTTAATAACAGTAATTGTCCAGATATCGAATGTCCTATCTCCAGCAATCTTGAGGTTTCTTCCTCTAAAAGGAATGTCAATGACATTGATATTTGATGCTGGTAGGTTTGCCGCCTTTACCATGAATCTAGTGTCTAATGCTAGTTCTTCGTCAGCAACATTCTTGTCTATACCTTCTGGGTAAACTAATTTTACCTCAAACAGGTTAGGACGAGCTCCACCACCAACCAACCTAGACCTAAATGAGTCTATGGTTCTTCGATTGACTTTTGGTAAATTTCCCATTGTTTTAAAATCCTCTTCGTAACGTATTTAGTAAAATTAAACAGATCCAATCACTTCATCAAAGCTGATGCCAGTTCTAGTTGCAACGAATGTTAGTCCGATGAAGTTAATAGAACGTGCAGGCTTCACGAAGATATCTGCCTTAAAGGTGTTTGCATCAATAACATCAGGTGTGTTATTGGACTCATCACATATGACTACGAAGTCGGAAATACCTCTCTTAGCCTGTACATCACGAAGATATGGTTCAACGATGTTTACAAAAGCAGTTCTTGTAAGGTCATCATTGAATTCAAATAACTGAGCTCTTGCAGCTCTTTCGATAGTTCCCTCAATTGTCAAGAATAAACGACGAACGTTGATTCTATCAAAAGCGGATGCTTCTTTTTGTGCAGTCTTATCACCAAATAGTACAAGACCAGCGCCAGGTGAGAATACAACAGGGTTGATTCTCTTAGGATAAAGCATATCCCTCTGAGCTTGAGATGGGTTGTAAGCAATCTTAACTGCATTGTTAACTGTTCCTCTAGTTGCACCAGCTGGTGAGAACCAAGGGAATGAGTTAATTGATGTTCTTGCCATCAATCCAGCAATATCACCATTTAGAGGGATATATCTGAATGTGTTATTAAATCTATCAAAGGTATACTTATAACCTGAGTCGAATACAGCATAGGAACTAGATGTCAAACTCTCATAGAATGAGATGACGTTTGCAGTTTGTTGGTCAGTGTTAGTTAAACCAACAACTCCTTCTCTGTAAGGTGAAATACATGCGATGCAATCCTTACGAGTAGTAGCAATTTGAATCAATTTATTTGCTTTTGCTTGAGCTTCGTAAATTGAACTTCCACCAGATGGCCCTTGAATTAGATAGTTGACTGAGTACTCAGCAGGGTTATCTAATACAGTGTATGAGGAAATGATATCTCCTAATGCACACTTGTATGAACCAACAGAACCATAGTCGTTTCCGTTTGCAAGTGAGAATGTAACCGCACCAGAACCATTAAATGTTTTTCCTTGTGCTTCAGATCCCCATGTACCACTAGAATCTATAGTATAACCACTTAACATGGAATACTTAAGACCGATACCAGTTTGTGCAGCACCAACGAAAGCATACTGTGAGAAGTTTGCAAGATAGTTTTTGTAGTAAATGTCTGTACTTGGAGATATCTTAGCATCGAGTGCCTTAGATAATCCAACCCATTTTTCTACAATTGCACCAGATGTACCAGTTACTGATCCGTTATCATCTACAATTAGAACGTGGAATTCATCGTACTTAGAATTTCTTGACTTAGCATACTCAGTTGTAGTTGGTGCCTCTGCAATAGAGTTCCACTTGATATTGAGGTTTGTAAGACCTAAAGTTTGTTCGTTGTACCAGTCAGTGACAGTGTTACCTTCTCTTAGATAAAGTCCACTACCAATACCTGACATAACAATGAAGTCAGTATTTGCAAATGCAACAGTAGCTGCAGTATCCATTGTTATTTCTGGACTACCACCTACAGCAGTTTGAACATCAGAAACGTTACCTGTATAAGTTCCGTTAAGTGACTTAATTTGGTCGCCAGGTGAAACTTTTAATGCATTGAGATCTTCACCGAAAGAAATAACTGTAGAACCAATACCAATTACGGCTTGGAATCTTGTTCTTTCAATTCTTTGAGATGTTCCAGAGTTGTTAAAGATCTGATAACGGTTTGGTTGGTTATCACTTGCTGGTTTAGTGAAGTACTCGTTGTAGATACCTACGTCATAAGCTTGGAAAGAGTTAGTTGAAGAACCTTCTTCATAATCAGCAACAGTCCAAACATCAGTTGATACATTGTGTTTTGCAACAATTTTTACATCAATTGTTCCAGAACCAACCTCTGTAATAATACCTTTGATATATCCAGTTTCAATACCAACAGTTCCATCTGTGTTTGCAATACTTGTTGAGAAACCAGCAGTAATAGCGTAACCAACTGCAAGACCATCAGTACCAATGGAGATCCTTTGATCTGCTTTAGCATCAATAGTACAAATTTTTAAACCATTTGCCCAAGAGCCAGGGTTTCTTGCGGCGTACATCCAATTAGTATCTGTACTACGATTATTGTAGTAGTTCTCAGTATTAGTAATTGATAGGTTTGTGATTGCGACACCAACAGGTGCGTTAGCGTTGGATAACGTATTATTGTTTGTTCTTAATACTCTTAGGATTCCTCCATAAGATAAGAAAGAAGATGCAGTCATCCAGTACTCATATTGAGCATCAGTAGATTTTGGCGAACCAAAAGTATTAAGTAAGTCAGCCTCTGTCTCAATCAATACTGGCTCGTTTACAGGGCCTTTTTCAAAGGGGCCTGCAATCGCTCCAACTTGATCGTTGATGCCGTCTATTCTTCCTACTGTTAAGTCTACCTCTTTTACCTTAACGCCTGGAGATACTAGATTAAGCGCCATGTTAGTGTTCCTCGAAGATCTCAGTTGTTTTCTCTGTTAT